GACTCAATTGACGGCCGCCGCCGCAGCTGTCATTGAGGCTGCTCATAATGGTGGAGCTGCCACTCCTTTTCACACCCCTGGCGGTGTCAGCAGTGTCAGCACTACCCTTGTTGGCGGTGAAGAGGTCTCTCATAGGCCTGAGTGCAGTCTTTGTTTAATTGCTGGGTACAACACCACTACCGAGGTCGCTGCCAGTAATGGTAGCTGCTTTTGGCAACAGCATTTTGCTAGCGCCAAGAGTACGGGATCAACCGCGGCAGTGGACAGAGATCCGGACGGGAAGTTCAACCCCCCTCCTAACTTGGGTCGTCCAGAGGACCCATATCTCTACTGTGACGAGTGCGGAAACTGGGAGTATTGTCGAGTTCTCCCGTTCCACGACACTGGCAGCATCTATCCAGAATACTACTGCCCTTGCACCGTCAGCCAGACGCCCTCAGCCCCAACCCCGTTGGACACACAGGCGCTCCTGGCAACACCCCCACCCTTTTCTACACCTGTCTCCTCGCTGGAACGCTTGGTTGGTGAGCTACCTTCGGATGGCCCAGCCACAGAACCCAGCAAAGCCACAGGCACGGCCAAGAAGCGGCCCTCCTCACGCCGGATTGTCAACAAGCGATTGTCTAGCCATGGTGCTGCCCTGGTTTCCCAGGCGAGCACCCCAAAGACTTTTCATGAGTTGATGGAGGCTAACATGACTCACAAGAGCAAGCACGGCTTTACCCTCTCCTTCGAGAGGGCTCTTGAGTCAGGATGGTTGCGCAAAGTCATGTCTGGTCCTCGCTCTTTATACCAGGCTTGTTTCCCAGAATCCAGTGCTCATGAGTCCTCTTTTGAGCATCTGGCGTTTGTGAACGAGCAAGGTCAGTTGGACTACCCTGAGGTGGAAGACACCTCCGTTGTTCAAGAGCTGAGTGAGGAGCACATAAACCAGATCATTGAGGAACAGCTTCGTCCCTTGATTGAATTTGACTCTGCTTGTCCGTTGTCTGTTGGTGAATGGTGTAACGAAGTTCAGAAGGTGGGTAGGGCTCTCAGTGCCACCGGCACTATCAAGTACTCTCTTGCCAACACAACTTTGTTTAGAGATTATCTGAGCGCTGAGACTCAGTGCGACCAGAATGATTTCTTTGGCGAGCAAGACCCCAACTTTAGGTACATTGGACGTGCTCCGATGCCCCCTCCGGGCAAAAGACGCGACTATGTGGAACCTGAGGCCACCGACCTCATGCTTGCATGGGGCCTGGTTGACGAATGGGGTCGCCCGAAGGGGGCGAAACCTCCCCAAGGGCCTGCTCACGAGGTAAAGTCCTTGAAAGCCCAACTTTCCAGGAAATCCAAACGCACACGCGGTTATGACATGGCCCATCTCCGTGAATACGCGTCTGGGTTACCATCACCAGTGATTGATTGGAGTCAGTCACTAGAGGCATATGTCTCCAAACTGTGCAGTCGCATGGAGGCTTCCAAGTCATCTGGTTGGAGCCGTCTGACTGGCGCACGCACTAATGGGGAATGGGTGTCTTCACCCCAATGCCTCCGTGGTGGGTTGCTCTCTGTGGCCCTCGCCATGTTAACAGACCACGCCACACTGGCCTCATGGACACCTGAACAGTGCTTCCGCGCTGGACTTGTTGTCCCCGAAGAGGCGTCCATTAAAGACGAGACCCACCTTCGCAAGAAAATCGAACAAAACAGGTGGCGCCTTATCTGGATGACCTCAGCCAGGGCGCAGTTCTTGGCCCGCTTCTTCCATGACGGGCAAAACAAGACTGAGTTAGATTTGTACCGCGGCGGGTACACCCACAGTGCCG